TTCAGCTTCCTGCCAGTTAGTTGGATCAATATAATTCACACGCAAAGCGTGTGGTATGCGAACGAATGTTTTATCGCAAGAAAACCCCCAGCTATTGCGTGGTGTAATAAGCTGAGATGGCATCTTGTCTGCATCATCTATAATGACAGAAAATTTACCATTATTTATACTCCAAGCTGCACGTCCTGTAGTAGCAATAGCTCGCAATCTACTTATTACGGTCTCTTGATCTGTGTGTATCCAGTTATATTCAAATCCGTTAGTGCTGCACCAAGTGGCCCACTGTGAAATAGTGGGTAAGTCTATTTTGCTGTCAGCTGTGGGTCTAACTGATTGTTCTCCCATAAGGACATCACAATAAGCCCAAGCTGGATTATTTGTTGGTTGTAAATTCCAGTTTAAGCCATTCCAAACTGGCAATACGGATTGAGCTACAATATTAAAATTATCCAGCGTGCCACTTAACTGATCTGTGGCTTTTATTCTCATTGCACATAAAACAATATTATCAAGATTGAATGGTTTTCTGTGTTTAATAGCACGCAATGCTATCCATCGACACTCATCATATTGATAAGCACCATATGTGTGATTGGTAGATTCTCTAACTACTTTTACATCATGATATGTGTCGGTTAGGAAATTAAATCTATAAGAAACAGAAAATGGGTCTTTGCCACCAGCAATTTCATATGAAGCAACTTTAGCCCCATCAATATAAATGCCCAATGTTTCTTTGCTTCCATGTTCATGGGCTTCTCTATCCATACTCCAAAGACCTTCTGGAAAATGGAAATCAACAGATATTTCAGTGGCTTCTTGCCCTGTTGTTCTCGTGGCCTCTTGACCATTCTCTGTAAAAGTAGCTCCAGGGTCAATCTGGTTAACATCATTTGAATATAACGAAATTTGATCTGCCATGCCTATTTCTAAATCATAATTTTCATATTCGCTTAAAGATGTTTCACCAATCTTGATATTGGTTAGGTCAAGATCGGCCTGTGTTCTAACTGGGTACCCTTCACCAACTATTTGTCCACCTATTTTAAGAGGACCATAACCAAGGCAGAACAGCAATCGCAAATATTGATCTTCACCAGCTGACTCCGTGTAAAAACTTGCAGCATATGGGGGATAATAACGATAAGTTCCGTAAACCTTAGGTATTGGTTCATAATGCAGTTCTCTATTTTGTGAGCCAACCAATGAATAATAACGATTTTGTGGTTTTGATGTCTTGCCAGCATCTATGGATGTATCAAGTGGAGGAATAAGTGCTTTGATGCCCAAAACAGTTAATGCTCCGCTAACTATTGTAGCCCAAATTCCTGTAATCCCAAAAAATGATACAACGGCAGCTGACACCTTTGCAGCAAGAAGTGCAGCAAAAATTGAGCTTAAAAACCCTTCTGGTTCATCAACTATTTCTATAATGTCTCCAGCTTTAGTAATCGTGTTAGTCCATTGATCTCTTTTTAGCTTGTTACCATTGATAGATACTTCTACGCTTTCTCTTGCCTCATTGCCAACTATTTCTTGAATGCACAATCCAGGTTCAACTTCAAGGTAAAGGTTACTCTTTGGGTTGAACTTGTTTGGAATTCCTATTATAACAACTTTATCTTGCGTATCTATAGGCTGCTTCAAAGCAACACCTCCACTGTCCAGTATCCCACCGCTCTGTGCAGCTTCCTACATTGATTAGCGTATGCAACATGAGATTGTCATTTATGGCAATGGCCACATGACTTGATCTCCCTCTCTGCCTGAACAACAATACATCAAGTGGTTCTACTTTGTCAATCTTTACCCACTTTTTAGCCTCTAACTCAACGAGCTTGACTATGTTCTTATCAGTGAAACAATTTTGATATTCTTCGTCATAGCTATCAAGACAAATGCCAAGCTCTTCTTTGTATACTAACATGACTAATCCCCAGCAATCACAACCATTCCAATATCTGCCTTTCTGCACAAATGGGATACCAATATACTTAGAATAGTCCAGGTGCGACATTAGGTGTAAACCTGTCCTTTGTGGCTGCTTCGTTTAAGATATCTCTCTCAAAGCTAAGTGTGCCAGTTATGGTGGTGGCATCGTATTTAATATCCTTTAGTTCAAAATCTTCAACCAATACTTCAAGTGTAATTTCATTGGCTGGTGTGATACGAAATAGCTCAATGGTAATCGTGGGTGCGGATTCCCACGAACGCAATTCGTCAATAAGCTCACGGCTTATATTGTCAATAACTATTTGAGCCTGTGGCACATTCTCTTCTATGTCTGGTGCAAGCACAACTTGTAATGGAAGTATTTGATAGTCAAGCAACGGCCCAACGAGATTGGCTTCGGTAACATTGCTGACGAGCTTTATTTCGGTTTCTCCTAAGCTGGGATGTTTTAATCTTATAGCAGGGACAATAACATCACCTGTCGATTGCGCAAATACTGCCTGCAATCCTTCTATTGTTAGCCCTCTCATGGCAGCACCTCTATTTCAGCACTTATTTTCCAATGTGCTCCTGTAGAAACAAACTGATACGGCCCACGGAATCTTACCAATGCTGTTTCACCAGTAATTGGATGATTCATTTCAAATTCTTCAGAACCGCCAGCAATGGTATTAGTGAAGAAGTCCCTAAATGTAGTAAATTGTGCACCTGTCATTACCCAACTAACTGTATAATATTCACTTGCAGCGGTAAACCTGCGCCTCGTCTTTTCTGGCCCAGCATCCATCGAAGTGCGGATTAGAGTATTTTGAAGAGTGCCAGAAAACCCTTCTACTAATGGTTCTTGTGGAAGTGTGGCTGGCCATATGTCAGCCATTATGCTCGTGCCA